CTTCGCCAGCACCACCGCCCCCGGCTCCCCCACTGCGTCCACCACGTACTCCAGCGACGACATCACCCCCGACGTCCCATCATCCCGGAAGAACGTCACGCTCTCCACCGCCCGCAACGGTGGCATCGCCAGCTCGATCTCCTCCCCGGCCGGGAACGCATCCAGGTACAAGTCCCACACCTGCGTCACCAGCGCCCGCCGGCAGCGCGCCTCCACGTGCTCCCGCGCCGCCGCGATCAACGAGCCGATCAGCGCGTCATCAGCCCCCGTCGACACCCGCAGGTGCGCCTTCGCCTCCTCCACGCCAACCGGCTCCTCCGCCGGCCCCGTCAACATCACCAATCCCATTTCTTACTGACCTACTGACCTACTGCCCTTCTTCACTCGTAGTTCGTAGCTCGTCGTTCGTCGTTCGCTAGACCCCCTTGAACGCCCCGATGGTCAGGTCCGTCGCCGGAGCCGTCCCCGCATAGCTCAGCGCCACCCGCCCATTCGCATTGTTGAACGTCGACGGCTTGAACGGCCCCCACTTCCGCCGACTCTGCGCCGGCACCGTCAGCGTCGGATTCTCGATAGCCACCCCATCCACGTCGGCCGGCGTGGTCGCCGTCACCGTGTACGAGTTCGAGGCGTGGCTGTTCACGATCTCCACGTAGACGTTGCCGTCGTTCGTTACCTCGTCGCCCCCCGCCGCTACCGCCGCAAACGTCGGAGCTAACCCCGTCAAACTGATCACCTGCGGATTGATGGTTCCCATCTCTATAACTCTCCTTTCCCGCTCCGCCGCCGACCCGCCGGCCGCGTCGCCGTCTCAATTGCCTCACTCGTTACCTTGCCCATCGCCCCCCCGTCGTCCGTCGTCTGTTGTCCGTCGTCCTCCGCAGCCTCCGCCCGCCCCCACTGCACCAGCACCTCCGCCAACCGCTCCTCCACCTCCACCACCTCCCCGGCCGCGCAATGCCGCCCATCCACCAGCACATTCCGCAGCATCTTGATTCGCATCCGTTCTCATCTCCCGCCGGCGAGGCGCGAAACCGCGCCCCGCCGGCTCTTATCTCGTCACTCGTCGCTCGTAACTCGTAACTAGCTGGTCAGCGCATCCAGCATCGCCGCAAACGACGCCGGCTGCCGCACCGCCACGTCCACGTCCTGCAGCGCGATCACCCGCACCGTACCGGTCGTCGAGGCCGTGTAGGGATCGACCAGAATGTCCAGCCCGCCCCACATGCCGATCATCAGGTCGCCCCAGTTGCCGAAGAAGATCGCCGAGCAAATCCCGCTCGCGCTGCCCTTCGTCAGGTCGCTCGCCACCTGGTTCGTAATCCACGCCGGATAGCCGTTGATCGGCGTCCCGCCCTCGCCCCACACCATCCGCTGGTCGGTGCCGATGACCGTCGACTTCAGCTTGCCCCTGACCTTCGTGTTCGTCATGTACGCCACGCGGCCCACGTCGGCGTTGTCCTGCGCCACCTCCGTCTCCAGCGCGATCAGATTGGCGTAGGTCGGGGCCGCCCCGTTCGTCCCGCCGGCGACGCTCCCGATCCCAGAGGTGGCCGCGATACCCGTCGGCTGATTCGACGAGCCGCTCCCGTGCAGCGCCGCCTTATCAATCGCCAGCGCCAGCACCGTCGCCAGGTCGCGCCGCACCAGCTCCTCGATGTCGATGCTGCTCTGCAACAGCAGCTTCCGCGTGATGTCGCTGAACGCCCCCACCGTCTTCGGGGCCATCGTCACCTGGTCGAAGGCGTGCGTGCTCTCCGTCGGCGCGTTGTTCTCCGCCACCCAGTAAGCCGTCGCCCCGCCCGTCTGCCGCGGGATAGCCACGTCGCCCACCAGGCCCGACATGAACCGCGCCCCCGCCCGTTGCACCATCATCGCATTCCGCAGCATATCGATGAACGACGACGCCATCAGCTCCGTCGCCACCGTATAGCCGCCGGCCCCATCCGTCCCCACGCTCAGATCGCGCCGCTCCGCGCGGCCGGCCGAGACGTACTGGAACCCGCGCCCCGTCCGCACCTGCACTGATTCCTCGCCGCCGGCGAGCAGGTCATACGGCACGAAGAACCCCTGCGGCTGCCGGCCGATGGCCCGCGCCGTGGCCTCGCTCGCCTCCGCCTCTAACTCCGCTCCCCGCCAGTCGCCGCGCACCGCCGCGTTGATCGCCCGCACCAGGCTGTACCGCTCCCGCTCGCGCCGGCTCATCCCGATGCCCGGGTCCGGCCGCAGCGCGGACTCCCGTCCGCCCGCCGCTCCCGCCGGCTGCCCCAGCTCCTGCTGCCACCCCTGCACCGTCTCCCGGCGCTGGATGTCCTGGGCCATCGCCTCGATCTGTTCCTCCAACTGCGCGTACTGCTGCTCCTCTTCCGCCGACAGCCCACGCTCGGCCGCGTCGGCCGCGTCCAGCAACGCCCGGGCCTGCTCCACCAACCCCGCCCGCCGCCGTCTCATCTCATTCAGAGTCATCTCTCTCACTCTCTCCGTTCGTAGTAAGGCGCTTTAGCGCCGTTCTTCACTCGTCACTCGTCACTACAACAGGCCCAACCGCCGCCGCCTCACCGCCAGACGCCCCTGCGCCCTGGCCCGCTCGACCGCGCCATCGACGGAGGCCGCCGCCTGGCCACCCCCGTCGTGGGTCTGCAACATCTCATCCACGATCTCCTGCACCAACTCCGGCTCCAACCCCCTCACCTGGCCCGCCAGATGCCTCACCAGCGCCGCCCGCAGCCCCACCGACGTCCCCTCATAGGCCGGGTACGTCACCGGGCTCACGTCGATCAGATCGACATCCAGCAACTCCCGCAGCGTCAACCCCACCTCCGCGTCCTGCGTCCACCGCTCCTGTCTCACGATGAACGCGAACGAACTCTGACTCACGTCCCCCCGCCCAATGCTTTCCTGCAAGTCCCTCGCCCACTGCGCCTCCGGCGGCCGAATCACGTACCGCAGCCCATGCTCGTCTTCCGAGATCGCCAGCGTCCCGCTCGCCCGCCGTCCTAGCACGTAGTTGGCGTCGTGATTCCACAACGCCCGCACGTCCGCCCCCTCCTCGATAGAGCGAGCAAACGCCCCCGGCCGGATCACTTCCCGGAACCCCGGCAGAATCTCCGCCGTCTGGTTAAACACGGCCGCATACCCCTGAATTTCCCCGCCAGCCGCGCGAATCTCCCCCTCAATGGCCCGCACCTCATGGATCGTCCCCAGCACGTCCCTACGGCCGTTTTCCTGTGTGCCGCTCATAATTCATCCCTCGATCACAAATCCATGCGCCACGAACGGCGTCTTCTCCCAATCGATCCCCACCGGACTCCCGTCCGGCCCACCCTCCTTCATCACCAGCTCGCCGGGGCGCACATACCGCACCTCATGCGTCTCCCCCGCCGCCAACTCCCGCACCACCACCGACAGCTCCCGCCTCTCCTCCACCGGCCTCGGCTCATCCACCAGCCCCACAAACGCCATCACCGACGCCGCCCGCCCACACACAATCGTGACCCGCGCCGGCAGCGCCGGCGTCGCCCAAACCCCACCCCGATACCGCCGCATCGTCCCCACCAACGTCTCCCCCGCCAACGGGCCCCACGTCAACGCCTCCCCGTCCACTGCCACTCCCCCCACTTCAAGCGAGAAGTCCGCCGTGTTCGTGCTCGCCACCTGCGCCTGCACCCACAGCACCGCCGACCGCTTGGCGGACTCCTGTCCGCCGACTCCCTGTCCACCAACGTCAAACTCCCACGCCTTCCCGCTCTCCCCCACAAACGTCCTGATCACCTGCACGCCCATCTCACCCTCTTCACTCGTAGTTCGTAGTTAAGCGGCCACCACCAGACAATCACACCCCTTATGCGCCGGCGGATGCCCGACCCGCCGCGTCACCGTCAACGCCTCCAACGCCCCCTCCGGCAGAAACGACCCCGGACTCAGAAACGCCTCCCGAATCCCCACCACGCGCCCATCCAGCGCCCGGCAATACGGACACGTGTCCGACCCACTCGCCACCCACCGCAGATACCCCACCCCGAACAGCCCATAGACGAACACCGCCACCGCATTTCCCAGCCGCACAACTTCCTCCCCCGCCACGTCATCCGGCCGCGTCTCCCGCCACCGGCTCACCTCCTCCTCCAGCGCCGCGGCCGGGTCCTCTTGCTCCAACGCCTGATGCACCCGATCCACCTGCTGCGCCGCCAACCGCGCCGCAAACGCCGCCAGGTACGCCCTCAGCCACCGCCCCATCGCGTCCGGCTCCGGCTCCCCCTCGTCGATCTCCTCCCCCGCCTCCCGCCCCGCCTCACGCGCAACGTCGCCGGCGAAGGCCTCCGCTGCAGGTTGCACCTGCTCGATCACAAACCCCTGATGCTCCCGATAGAACTCCTCCAACCACTCCTCAAACTCCCCCCGCCCGCGCTTCCCCAACAGCCTCCTCGCCGCCGCCCCCACGTCGGCCGCCTCCCGCCGCAACACCCGCGCCAGCGCGCTCCTGTAGAGCTTGCGATACTTCCCCGCCAGCTTCTGCCGCCCCCCAGCACTGCGTCGCCCCCTGGCCTCTCTGGTTCCCTCGCCCTCTGAGAGAGGGTTAGGGAGAGGGTCTTCCTCTTCCGGCTCCCCTGCATCTCCTGCTCCTGCAGGAGCCATATTCAACGGCAACAAGAACTCATCCCCACCCTCAAACGCGTTGAGATTCTCCCGCAGCCGCACCTCGTTCCGGCTCATCCACCCGTTCTGCACCGCGATAGCATGGGCCTGGTTACGACTCAGCATATCCCCACGTAGCAGCTGGCTCTCGTCGAACCGAATCTCATACCGGCCATACTCTGCCGGCATCAACAACGATCTCTTCAGCGCCTGCTCCCACCTCACCAACCACGGCGAGATGGTGTCCTCGACGAACTGGATGGCCTGGTGCTCGATGTTGCTGAACGTAGCCCGATCCAGTTCCCCAATCATGTGGGGCGGCACACGAAACATACTGGCGATCTCCAGCCTCATCGCCTTCTGCGTCTCCAGCAGTTGCGCCGACTCCGGCGTCGCCCCCACCTGCTGATACGACATCCCCTCCTCCAGGATGGTCAGCCGGTGGCTATTGCCCACCCCCTGGTGCCGCGCGTCCCAGCTGCTCTGCAGATTCCGATGCGCCTCATCTCCGAGCACCCCGGGATGCATCAGCAGCCCTCCCGGCGTCGCGTCGTTGCTGAAAAATCGCGCCGCGTACTCCTGCGACGCCTTGGCCAGCCCCACCGACTCCCGCCCCAGTCGAATCGGCGAATACCCCGCCAACCCCGTCATCCCCATCCCGCGCACGTGCAGCACGTCCTCGGCCGGCAGCACCACCCTGCCCCCCTCCCCCTGCTCACACACATATAGCAGCCGCCCCCCCTCGCGCTTCATCTCGATCCGATCCGGGCGCAACGGCCACAGCGCCGCCGGCCGGCCGGCCCGATCCCACTCGATCTGGCTGTACCCATTCCCCCACAGCGCCAGATGAACCATCAGCGCCTCGCGCAGGTTCTGACTGGTCATCTCCGGATTAGGAGCCAGCCCCAGCAACCACGACAACGGGTGTTCCGGCGCTTCCCGCAGCCCGCCCTCCAGGACCTCATAGACCCGCAGCGGCAACTTCCCCACCGTCTCCGCCAGCACCCGCACACACGCGAACACCGCCGTGACCGCTAGACTACCCTCCGGCGTCACCGCCACCCCGCTCGCCGTTCCCGCGCCCCCGCCTCCCCGCCAAGTGCTCATCACACTGGCCGAGCGCCGTTCCGGTGCCGGCCTCAACAACCTCATCAACACCCCCGCCATCAGCGCCCCCTCCTGCTCGCCCCCACCACCGCCACGACCAGCAGCGCCACCCCCGGCACAAGCAGCGCCAACGGTGGCCACACGAGCCAACATCCCGCCGTCACCAGCAGCAACCCAACTGCACCCATCGCGTCGTAGCTGTCCATTTCAGGCAAAAAGAAAGCGCCGAGGGGTGGCACTCTTGGTACCTAACCTCGGCGCTCCAGGCGCTCCTGACGTAGCCCAGTGCTATAGCGCACTCTCCTACGTTCTACCCGCAGTCTACACTCCCCGCCCACCTCCGATCAATCAACTATTTGCACTCTTTCCCCGGATATGGCTGAAATCGGCGAATTCAGCCACCCCCCGAGCAACGGACGCAAATCCACCAGCTCCACCGGCTGTCCCTTCTGCTTCACTTCTAACAACAGCCGCTCCGCATCTAGCCGGCACAATAACCTACCCCGGCTACTCCGAATCTCGATCCACGCGTCATTCGGGGCCGCCGGCCGGGGCGATATCGAGGGCTGCGTCGTCTGTGTCGATGTCTTCATCGCCATTGCTCGCATCCTTGTCCTGCGCCGCGGCCCTCCCATCATCACCTAGAATCCCCAGCCTCATTAGCTTCCTCATCACATCCCGCCGCACGTTTTGCACGAAGCATCCATCAGGATTGAACAGCGCCGGCCCCCACTCCACATACCCCCGACGCCCCATCCTCAACCTCGGTCGAATCGTGTACCCTCGCGCCAACCGCTCCCGCCACCTCTCCATCGCCGGCGTCAGCTTCGTCATCGCCAAATCTCCCCCTCATTCGGCAACCCGATCAACCCCAACCGCAGCCCCTCCACCACCGCCCCTACGTCCGTCCGCACCCCCAGCGCCACCCGCACATTCCGCAAGCGCGTGTAAATCCACCCCTCGCTATAGCACGTCCGCTCCGCGATATGCGCTACGTCATACCCCCGCGCCAACCACATCAACAACTCCATCTCCTCTTGGCTCAGCTCCACCACGTCCACGTCATCCACCTCCTGCCCTATTGCCCCCTCTCATCCATCCATTTCGCCAACCGCAACGCACCCACCGCCACCCCAAGCATCACCAGCATCACGATCCCCGGATGGTTCCTCAACACCCACCCCGCCCACGCCGCTCCCCTCAACAGCCACGGCCAGAAGAACATCATCCCCGCCCCC